TATTTTTAAGAAAGGATAATATTATTTATGGCAAATATAGATATTTTTAGTATTCAACCTCATCAAGTAAGTAGAGACTTACGTGGATATAGTGTTTTCTTTTATGGAGAACCAAAAAGCGGGAAAACCACTACTGCCGCAAAATTTGAAAAAAATCTCCTTCTTGCATTTGAAAAAGGATATAACGCTATCCCTGGAGTTATTGCTCAGCCAATTAATAATTGGGCAGAATTTAGAAAAGTTCTTCGTCAATTAAAAGACCCAAAAGCAAAAGAGATGTTTTCAACTATTACTATTGACACCTGCGATATTGCTTATGACTATTGTACAAAATATATTTGTGATAATGCTCTTAGACCAGATGGAGGATATGGGGTAGATAGTGTTAGTGATATTCCATATGGAAAAGGATATGGAATGGTATCTAAAGAATTTGATGAATGTCTTAGATCTATTGTTATGATGGATTATGGACTTGTATTAATTTCACACGCTACTGACAAAACTTTTAAAGATGAAAATGGAGTGGAATACAATAAAATTGTTCCTACTCTTGACAAGAGAGCAAATAATGTTGTAGCAAGAATGGCAGATATTATAGGTTATTCAAGAATTGTAACCGATGAACATGGAAATAGTTCTACTAAATTATTTATGCGTGGAACTCCAAGATATGAAGCTGGATCAAGATTTAAATATACTCCTGACTATATTGATTTTTCATATGCTAATTTAGTAGATGCTATAGCAACAGCTATTGACAAGCAGGCAGAAGAAGATGGTGAGCAATTTTTCACAAACGAAAGAAAAAATGCTTATGAAGATACAACTAAAGATTTAGATTTTGATGATTTAATGAAAAAATCAAATGAATTAATTTCTTCATTAATTGAAAATAATTCAGAAGAAGATTTTAAAACTTACTATCAGCCAAGAATAGTTCAAATTACAGATAAATACCTTGGTAGAGGACAAAAAATGAGCCAATGTTCAAGAGAACAAACTGAAGCTCTTTCTCTTATTTATGATGATCTTTTACTTTTATCAAAAGAAAATATAAAAAATAAATAATTAGATAAATAAAGTCAAAAGTTTTTCTTTTGACTTTATTTATTTTTTATGATATAATATAGTATAGAAAGAAAAAAGGAGAAAATAATATGGCTCATTATGTTACTTGTCTTTATTGTAAAAAGCAATTTAATAGAGACAAAGAACCAACAAAAAAAGTGTCTGTTAGAAGGTATGCTCATTTAAATTGTTGGGAAAAACATCTTGCTAATATGAGTCAAGAAGAAAAAGATATACAAAATTTTTATGATTATACTAAAAATTTATTTGGAGAAGAATATAATTATATTTTAACCAAAAAACTTGCGGAAAGATATGTAAAAGAAAATAATTATACATATAGCGGGATGTTAAAAACATTAAAATGGTATTATGAAAAAGAAGGAAATTCAACAGAAAAAAGCAACGGTAGTATAGGAATCATTCCTTATATATATAATCAAGCTTTAAATTATTATTATAATTTATATAAAGCACAATTAGCCAACAAAGACAAAGATATTTCTAATTTTATTTTATCAAAAGAAAAAGAGATAACAATTGAATCACCAAGAGTATATGTACGGCCGCCGCATATGTGGTTTGAAGGGGAGGATGAATAATGAGTTCTAAATATATAGATACATCTGCGTGTATGCAAGTTATAGGAGATATATTTATGAATCCTTCTCTTTTGGATTTAGAAGATAAATATAAATTTAATGAAGAGGATTTTCCTACAGAATTTCATAGAATATTATTTGGATCAATTTATAACCTTCATCAATTAGGCGCAAAACAACTCTCTATTGAAAATATAGAAAAATATTTAGAACAACGACCTAAAAAATATGCAATTTATAAAACAAATAAGGGATCTGAATATTTAGAAAATTTAAAAGAATTATGTCAGTTGGCGGCTTTTGATTATTATTATAATCGAATGAAAAAAATGACATTATTAAGAATGTATAATAAAAAAGTAGGAATAGATCTTTCTTGGTTATATGATCCTGATAATATTTTTGATTTAAAAAAGAAAGAAACTCAAGAAGCTTGGTTTGATAACACATCAATTAATGATATTGCAAATGTAATAAATGATAAAATAGATGAAATTAAATCAAAATATGTAGATAATTCAGAAGATGGTGTTATTCAAGCGGGAGATGGAGCATTAAATCTTTTAGAAAGATTAAAAACAAATCCGGAGATTGGTTATCCTTTATATGGAAAGATAGTTAATGCAATTCATCGTGGAGCGCGTTTAAAAAAGTTTTATTTGCGATCAGCCGCCACAGGAGTAGGTAAAACTCGAAGTATGATAGCGGATGCATGTTTCATCGCTTGTAATAAAATTTATAATCTTGAAACTAAACAGTGGGAAGAAAATGGAACTCGTGAACCAACTCAATTTATAACAACAGAACAAGAAGAAGATGAAATTCAAACAATGATGATTGCTTTTCTTTCTGGGGTAAATGAAGATCACATTTTAGAAAATACATATTTTGGAGATGAGTGGGAACGAGTTGTAGAAGCTGCAAAAATTCTTGAAAAAAGTCCATTATATATAAAAAAATTACCTGATTTTTCATTACAAGATATTGAAAATACAATTAAATTTGGTATTCGTCAGTATGACACCAGATATATTTTTATGGATTATATACATTCAAGTATGAAAATATTAAGTGAAATCAGTTCAAAAGCAGGCGTTAAAGGATTAAGAGAGGATAATATTCTTTTTATGATTAGTGTGCGATTAAAAGATCTTTGTAATCAATATGGAGTTTTTATTATGTCTGCAACTCAGTTAAATGCTTCTTATCAGACTGCTCAAGTATATGATCAAAATCTCTTGAGAGGGGCAAAAGCAATAGCAGATAAAATAGATGAGGGCGAAATTTTATTACAAGTTAGTCAAGATGACCGAGAAGCTTTAAAAAATATTGTTAATTCAATGGGAATAGAAATGCCAGATATAAAAAAGTCTATATATAAAAATAGACGAGGAAGATATAAAGATATTTTACTTTGGTGCAAATCTAATAGAGGTATTTGTAGAATTGACCCAATATTTGTTACTAATTATAATTATGAATTAATAGATATTGAAGATTTAAAAATTAAAGTTACACCTAAAATAGAAAGTAGTGCATTTTAATATGAAAAGAATAATTAACACAATTAAAAGAATAATTAATTTTATATTTGAACCTTGCCACCAACCTTACAATTGTCCTTATTGTATGCATTGTTATAACAATCCAAAGGATATTGAAAAATGAATTTTAAATATAACAAAGTCACACCTAAAATTAAAACAAGCACATTTTGAGGAGATAAAATGAATAATTTAGATGATATTTTAATTAAATTAGAATACATTTTAGAAACAGATCCTAGAACTTTTTCAAACCCTATTTCAAATAATGATTTTTATTTTGATCAAATTTACAAAGCATATAAAATAATCAAAAATTTACAATCTTATAAATTTAAAGAAGAAAATGAAAATATATAATTATATCTAAAAATAGAGGTCAGTACATTTTAATATGAAAAAATATAAAAATTTTATTATAAATAAAATCTTATGCCCACATTTTTATTGGAAAATGGCAAACCCATTTTTATATGGTTCTTTTGCTAGAGGGGTTATTATTTGTAAGAACTGTGGAAAAATGAAATTTATAGAACAATTAAAAGATTATGAAATTATTTTATAAAGGAGGAAATATGATTATTTGTGGGTTTCCTGGAGTTGGAAAATCTACTTTTGCAAAATTTTCTAATTGGGTAGATTTAGAAAGTACTCCATTTGAGAAAGATTGGATTCGTTATGCAAAAGTAGCAAAACATATGAGTGATAATGGATATAATGTTATGGTATCTACTCATCCTCAGTTACTAGAACAATTTGAACAAATGGAGGTAAGATACACTATTGTTATCCCTCCATTCACTGATGAATCTAATTATATAAAAAGATATATTAAAAGAAATAATGATAATAATTTTATTAAAAATATTGAAAATAATTGGATAAATTGGCTTAAAGATATTATTTTTTATTCTTCTGTAAATAGAACTGTTATAATACTTCCAAAAGATGGCTGTTTACAAGCATATGTTGAAAGGTATAGAAACATATGATTACACTTCTTTTTATTTTAATTTGTTTATTTATAATTTTTATAGTATTATTCGCAGAAAAATTATATGAATGGACAAAAAGATAATAAAATGTATAAATATGATAAAGATACTTTAAAAGAAAATCTATCAATAGAAGAAATATTTGATTTAGTTAACGAATTAGGCGGAGAACCTATAATGGGAAATGGATTGTTCACTGCCCGCACAATTTGTCATGGGGGCGATAGTCATAAATTATAAAGGAAAATTAATAAAAATTTTAATCGAAATACCTAAAGAATTTGAAAATCATTTTAAGAAGGATAAATTTGAAGATAGTTTACACAGATTAAATGCAGATGCACATTGTCTTGCAGGTAATTATGAACAAGAAACTTTAACAATGTTAATAAAAGTCTTTAAAAATGCGAAAATTTTTGGACAAACTTAATTAATTTATTATTAGTAATTTTAATATATTATGACACAGAAGGAAAAGTAATAAACTTTATTTAAATTTAGGTTGTGTCAGATAGGAGATAATATATGAATGGTGGCATTTATAAAATTACTAATTTAAAAAATAATAAAATTTATATTGGGCGTGCAGTAGATTTAAAAAACAGAAAATGGCGGCACTGGTGTTTTCTACATCCAGACCAATATAAATAGAGTAGTTTAAAATCGGAGATAAATATGGAAATTCATCAAGATATGATGAAAAGTCAAAATGATTCTGATTTTAATTTTGAAATAATTGAATATTGTTCTGAAAATTTATTAGATGAAAGAGAACAATATTATATAAAAAAATTTAATAGTATAGCTCCAAATGGATATAACCATACTATTGGAGGACAAACATATCCACATTTAAAAGGTGAACAAAGACCAAATCATAAAATTACTTAGCAAGAAGCAAAAATAATACGAGAAGAATTAAAAAGAGGTAAATCTGTTAAAGAAATACAATTAATTATTCCACAAGCAACAATGGGAATAATTAGTTCAATAAATGCAGGTCGAACTTGGCATGATAATAAAGAAATATATCCATTAAGTAAATTGAATGGAGTTAAAAAATTTACTGATAATCAAGTTAAATAGATTCGTAAATTAAGAGAATTTGGTATGTCAACAACTGAATTAGCTACCAAATACAATACAACAACTAGTCAAATTTCATCTTTAACGACAGGGAAAACAAGAACCGATGTTGATGGAAAAATAACTAAACAATTTAAATTTTCAGAAGAATAGGTTAAAAAATATAGACTACAATATCAAAAAG